CCTATGAATAATTTGGGGAATCCTGACGTTAAAGATGATCTATCCGCATTAGCAGATTGACCTGATGTTCCATGTTTTTCTGACATATCAAGTTTAATATGATATGAATCCAGGTTTATTGGATCTGCAATAGTTACATCATTTAGATCATGTGTTTTATTAAGTCTTGCAAGACTTACTCCACTCAATTCATACTTATAAACAGGAGTACCGCTAGGATAAGTTTTGGGAGTTGTTCCTCTAGAAATATTACCACCAATTGTTGATGCTGATGTAGAAGTATATTCTATAATCTCCTCTCCAATCAGAATTAATCCAGTATTAGTTGATCCTACAGAAACATTTTCAAACGTGTTGAATATATCTCCAGTTCCACTTGATACCGAAATCGGATCTGTAGAAGATTTGGAATATTCTGCTGTTAGTTTTGTTGGTTTAACATCTGGAAGAATTCCTACAATTCTAACAAAGTTATCATCAAAATTCATTCCATGATTCACATGATTAACCTTGACGTGTAATCCATCAGATATTTCTGTTGATTCGTTAATAGTAACATCTCCACCAAAAGCAGATCCATTAAATGTTCCATTATTCAATTCTCTAAGGACACCAGTGCTATCAAAGAAGGTTAATGTACCTCCAGCACCAGTTACAAAATCTCCCTGAACATTATTAAATATCAATTGTGATGTGTGACCTATAGATGTTAAAGTGAATCTAGCATTTCTTCCAACATTAGCAGCACCGATAGTATCAATTGAAACTACATCACCAACTTCATAACCATTTCCACCATTTCCACTAATTGTCGCTGCTATAGCAACACCATCTTGAATAGAAACATCAGCAACTGCACCAGATCCTGATCCAGAAATTGTAACTAGATTGACTCCAGAGAAAGACATGAATCCATCTGCAGGTGTATATCCTATTCCCGGATTTGTGATAGTCATAGTTCCTGTGGCACTTGCAGCAACTCCAACAAGATCTCCAGTTGTCGTAGTATTACTAACTTGAGAGAAAGTATTACCCATAACATAACGATTATCTGCTACTGTTGTCCCAAGTCCTACACGAATTTCTTTAGAAGAAATATTTAATGGATTTTCCATCAAACTTGCAATACTTTGATTACCTTCTGAAAGTTCTGGATTATACAGATCAATAGTTCCAGATTCTACAAAGTCTGCTCTATAAAGAGTGTATTTGAGATCTTCCCATTGACTTGCTTCCCATGTGCGAGCATTTTGAGATTTAAATAGAGATCCAAGTGACGGTTGATCTGAAACATATGTATCCGTAAGGACATCATTTTCACCAACTCTAGAAATATAAACGCTATATTTCTTAGAGTTGGATATTAAACAAATTGCAAATTCGTTCCCACTTTCAAGAAATAGTGGAGGAAATTGAACTGTAGTCGCTACAGAACCATCAGTAGAAGTATTAATATCATCTGGATAAAGAGTTACTTGATTTAGATACTTAGGAGTTGGAAAACCATCCTTCATTGTTCTAATCTGGAATCTAAGAGGAGTATTATCGTCATCCTTTGTACGGAAGAAAAGATCACATTTTGTTATAAATACACCTTCTCCATCAACTTTTTGATCAACGAAGAACGATTGTGCCAACGGGTCATAATATCCAATGATAGTCTCAGTTACAACTGGTTCGCCAACAGCTCTTGGTTCTCCAATAAATTCAATATCCAAAACTCGTTGAATGTCTTCACCCTCTTGAAATACCTGTCTATTTTCAATACTTGCATTTCTGATTGATAGAATTTGATCTTGAACTGTTTCCAAAAGACCTGAAGTTGGGTATGCTTGCTCACCAATTGTTGTTGCAGCATTTTGATCATTTTCCGGATCATTTGTTAATGTGAATATATTAGTTCCACATTCAAATTGAGGATTATCACCATTATTAGGATCTGGAATAAACAAACTTCCAACTAAAGCTGAAGATGTGTCACTAATCAATCTAACATCAGTTACCTTTGCTTCTGCACCGCTAGTTTTTCCAGTTAGAACCATTCCAGTTTGAATATAACCAAAGAACTCTCCTTGTGGTAGATTTGAAAGAGAATAAGTATCTACATTTAAAATTGTAGAAGTTGATGAATATAATTCTGGAATTGTGCCTCCCTCTACATAAGGATTATCTGGATAAACTTGAGTTGGCGAGTCATAATCACCTTTTCTATGATTTGATTGTGCTACTCTAAAATCAATTTTAGGATCAGTATTTTTTCCTTCTTCACTTAATCCAATAGAAAGAATCCTACCCTCTACAGTTTCTCCAATCTCAAATGTTCCAGATGTCATAGAAATCTCAATTAGTTTTGGAACGCAAAACTTTGTGACATCTTTTCCATCAAGGAATGCATAAATCCGTGTGCTTGGTTTTAGATTTTCTGAATAAAACTCAACATTTCTAGATCTAACAACTGTACCAATCTCTGTACTTACGACTTTTTCTCCAAGTTCTACTTTTTCATAAGTTTCAATAACTTCAGGTCGCGTTCCAGTTCTTTTCATTTTGCCATATTCAACAGTCTCATTAACATCTTGCTCAAACGTTTGAGTAGTAGTATCTTGAACCCATTTTGCAACACCACTACCACCATTAATCCATCCATCTCTTCCGTAGGTCTCACCAGTTGTTGTATCTTGGTCAACTTTTACATCAGGAACAACTTCGGTAACTCCAGACCAGTTCTGTTCCCAAGAATTCCATATTGATGAAGCAAAACCAGTTTCTGGATCAACTTCATATTTTTCGTTATACTCAGACATAATCTGACTATAGTTACCAATAGAATCAATTGTTTTTGCTTCCATTTTAGTTGTGGTAACCCAATTATCCGAAGATGGTGATAATGTTATGGTTCCTTGCCAAAAACTAATAAGGAACGGTGTTACACTTTCAGTTCTAGTTGCATAAACTTGACTTTTCCATTCAATTTCACTATATTCCAAAGTAACAGTATCATCACCTTGCTTTCTAACATTAACACCTTCTATTTCAGAAGTTTTTTGATCTGCAGTTGAATCGACATCAACAACTGGTCCAGTTATTAAAGTAGGTGCATTTGTAATATGTTTTGGTCTAAGTATTTGACCTGTTTGGTCAATACTATTACGCTGACCAAGTTTTAAATCTTGGGTTGAGACAGATGTAAAATTATCAACAAAGAATCCTGATTTAAATCTGTTGAGACCATTAGCATCACTAATAAACTGATTTGCTGTATTTGCCTCAAGTAGAGAAAGTTGTGTATAATACTCTAAACTTCTTATACGATCTTCTAATTTCTTGATATCCTTCATCTGGAATCTCTTATACTTCAGGAACTTTACAGATGCCTGCTGCGTATTGTGAAGATAAGGAGGATAACGAATTTCTGCAATTTCAATAGCACTATCAACTAATCCTGGTTTAGATTTATTTGGATCGTCTGAAGGAACTCCTAATTTAAATTGGAATGCTCCATCTTTATTTAAAAATAATCTATCAACTCTTCCTTGATAATATGAAAAATCTAGAAAAATAGTTTCATCGGATGCTAGAATATTGGGGATAGAATTTCCCAAACCATTAAATGATCTACCAAGAAATTCTAAAGGAGATCTGGAAGAAGTTGTTACAGTATAATCACTAACTCTTGGTCTTAAATCTATAAGATCGGTATTTAATACACCATTAAATGTTTTAACTTCAGTTGAATAATTAAAATCATTATAGGATTCTACAGTGACAATATCCCCATCGTCAGAAGGATCAAAAGATGCGCTCTTATAATAAATTTTTATCTTATTCTTTGGTGAATTTGAATCAGATTTTCTTGTTAAAGATCCATAATTATACGTTGTGTTTCTTTGACCAGAAGCAAAAGTATAATTTGACGCAATGTTAAATGATGTTGTATTTAAAGAAGAAATTACTCCCTGTATTAACGATTCTTGGAAAACTACAACTTCCCCTTCAATAAATTTGAAATTGTTTTTGGGAAGATACCTTAAATCACTAGAATTTTTAACTTCACCAAATACTGCGACTGCTCCACTTGTTTGACCAACTAACAATTCACCAATGATCATATCACCAGTACTGGCAGTTGGTCCATTGAGTTGAGTTAAAGACATCTCAGGAGATCCAAAGTCTGTATCAATTAATGAAGCATCTGATGTCTCATATATTCCATGAATTCGAATAACATCTGGAGTGTTTAAAGAGATTAGATTATCTTGGACTCTAGTTCCAAATGCATAATCACCATAAGATAGTCCGTCATTAAGAGTTGTTGAACCGATTCCAGATGCTGGATTTATAGATTTATCAACTACTAAAGTTTTAACTCTATTTTTAATTTTTTTCTTAGATTTTATATTTGATTTTTTAACCGTAACAATAAGTTGCGCGTCTTCATTATCAGTTCCTAAATTTCTAATTTGAACTTCTCTAAGATCAGAAGAGAATTGAAATTTATCTGCAGACAAAGATTCCGTAACTCCATCTGATCTAATAAGAGTATATCTCTCATCAGAATATGACAAGTAAGTTTCACCCTCCGGTAAAGTTACAGTTAAAAGACTTGTAGAATCTAATTGATTATTCGCAATAGTGACAGTAAAGGTTTTTCTTATGTGTATTTCAGCATCAGTTAAATTTACTGTTGCGATATTTTGTTTTGGCAGTATCGTGAATAATGTATTATCTGAAGATACATCTAATTGTGTTGTAAGTATTTCTAGATCTGATGTTGTAAAATTATTTTCTGGAAGTTTTCCATTAACAACTCCAGTTACGGTAGTAACTCCAGTCACTGTGATATGAGATGATCCCACAGATACTACTTTGGCAGTAATTGGATCATCCGATATAGAAATGTCAGAATATTGTAATAAACTATTTGCCTTTATATTTCCAGGAAATAGTTTATTAGAACTAGTTACTGTGCTTATTCCACCAGATAATACAGTAACTGATGCAATACCTATAGTAGCAGAGGGTGTCTGCACTACGTTTGCACTAAAAGTATTGATTCCAGCTATATTTTCTTGATTGTCTGGATCAGCTGCAATACCGGTATTTGAATATACAGATTTTACGTTTGAAATGCCATATGGTGTTATAGTTTTTGCTACTCTATTAACCGCAATTGATTGCGTAGAAATTCCACTTCTAAAAACTAGAGTTTCATTTTTAATAAATTCCCCTTTTTTGTCATAAACAGTCAAAGCTGTTCCTACAACAGGACTTCTTAAAAATGCAGTAGCTCCACTATTACTACCTTCAACATATGAAGGAATTGTTAGACTTATTGATTCATTAACTTCAATTTCAGTAAATGGTTGTATGTCATACATTGACATACCCCACTCATTATCATCTGGTAATGCTGAATTGTATGATCCAGATTCTAATCTAAAATCAAATACTCTAGCAAAACCAATTTCTTTTCCAGGTGCTGTTTCCGAGTTTACACCAACTCTTTCGTCTCTCAAACTCAATATAAAAGTATTTCCCACTCCTACAGTTGGAGACCTATAAACACTATTTAATTTGAGAGTTGGTCCTGTATTATAATTTATAAACTGATTTTCTATAGTTTTAGTAGTTCTTGGTTTTGGTACATCAATAATAGTGTTACTGGTTGTTTCAATTTCATATCCCTTTACATATGCTTTTCCTGGGGAAAGTCTACACAAAGCCAAGTCTGCATTAGCAGCAGTTCCCCCTGGAGTAAACTGTCCAGGTTCATATAAACCCCGATTTCCTAAATTATCGTTTAATGAATTTACAATCGAAACATTAAATGGTTTTACAATATAATGACCACTTTCATCAAAAGTTCTTCTCGCTAAAACATCGGTTAAATCGCTATGAAAAATTGCACCATTTGCTCTTGAAGAACCACTTTTAGATGGTGAAACTTTTAAATCTCCATTTACAATCGTTGCTAATTCTACAAAATTATCATCATTAAAATCATCAATAGATTTTTTAAATAAACTTACTGAAATTTGTAGTCTATCTGCCCCAGGAGCTCCGTAATTATTAAATCCTTGAGAATTGTCAGTAAGAGATTCATCTGCATTTGCATTTATAACCTCTTCAGATACAAACAAACCTACTCTATAACTGGGTCTATTTGAATATTGATCTAATATTAACGATTCTTTATTTACATTTACAAAATACCCACGTATAAAATATACACCCTCTTCAATTTGAAATACTGATCCAGTTGAAGATGCCTCACTGGATATTGTATTTGCAAAGGGTGTTCCTGAAGAAATAGTAGAATTACCAAGTAATCCAGAACTAATAACCTGATTACATGTTAAAGATTCCCCATCAGAAAAAGTTTGAGTAGTATTATCTAATCTAGATGATCCCGAATATGAAACATAAAGAGTTACAGAACCTCTTTCCGAATCTTGGGATGATAAAATATTATCAACAACTGCAGTTACTCCAGAAGTCTGGCCAGTAATTGTTGTTCCAACTAATTGATCTACATATGCTTCAACAGGAACACCTTGGAAAGTATTTGCCAATTGAACCGCATAATATAGTTGAGAATATCCAATATTACCAGGAATTACTTTTGCACCTTCTTTAAAAAAGTGTTGTCCAAATTTTTCTACTTGATTCTGCAGAATCGATTGTAAAGTAGTTAGTTCTCTTGCCTGGACAGGATATCCGGGTTTAAAAAGTACTTTTTGGTAATCATTTGTGGGATCAAAATCATCAAAGTAGGGAGCTACATTGAGGTTCGTTTGTTGTGGCATAATTCTTTAGAACTGCAAGATAACTTTTATGTCTTCTTTTTGATTTGACGATCTTGTTATAGATGGTCTATTATCTACGTATATAATATTTCCAGAATGCTGTCTTACCTCTGGAGAAGCAACACCGCTACTAAAATCCATTCCAAGATAATATGTACGATTATTTATCGTGGTTTTATTATCACTAAAAGTGTCATCAATACTCAATTGTAATCCAGTACTTGGAGTAATTGTAAGAGTTCCATCTCCAGATGGAGTTCCTGTAAATTGTTTAAGAGAGTATCCATATGTTGGATTTGTTTGACCAATTCCTGCTGTTGTAAATCCTGCGACAGTTCTATCTTGCCACAGTTTTAAAACTCCCGTATTTTGATCATAACTAACAACTCTACCTACAGAAGTTTCCCCAGTACCTACTGTTTGTGTTACAAAAGAATCTGCAGTAAAGGTTGCTGAACTATAACCAACTCCAGTAAGTTTTAATGCAGTTACTGCACTTGCTTTATCAATATTCAAAATGGATCCTCCAGATGGAGAATCTGGATTTTGTATAATTCCAATTCTTGAAAATTGGTTACCTGTTATAAAGTCTGGGTTTTCATTATCATTCTCAATTCTAGAATACAACAATACACTATAGGCACCAAGTTCTCTATAGATGTCTGCACCATGTCCACCTTGTGGAGTTATAATAACATCAAAATCTGGTCTAGTTGTTCCAACCGGAACTCCACCAGATTCAAAATCAACTGTTCCAAAAGTATATCCAGATCCTTGAGAAGATATGTCAATAGTTTCAACTTTTGAATCACCATCAATAGTGATGGTGCATTCTGCACCAGATCCATCTCCTTCAATAGGAACTCTGGTATATGTACTATTTGCTGTGCCTAATCCAACTCCACGATTTTTTATTGTTGCAATTTTAATAGATCCATTTACAGCATTTTCTCTGACTAAAGAAGTATCGTTACTAGTGCTCCAATCATTGGGAACTGGTAGAAATTGTGTAGAATCAAATTTGACAATATCTGCTGGTTTGATGGAGTATAGATATTTCCAAACATACCCATCACCACTAGTTCCAGCTAATTTTGGTTCTAAATCAACAAATGTTGGTTCATCTAGAGAAGGTCTGCCAAGTGTATTCTCTGGGTTGGTTCCATTTTGTAGGCAAATGTAAACTCTAAAATCACTATTTACAACATAAAAATTTGAGTTATATAAGTTTGTAGATCCAGAAACAGATGCAGTGTTGGTTCTGCTATAGTCATGGCGATACATATCATAAGTAGTTCCCGAAGACCAAGTTCTTTTTGGAACAACTTGCCTAGCATCAGTGACATTAATTTTTTTAAGGGCAATCATTGTGTCCCAGTAATCATTCTCCTCATCAAAATTGTCTTTTGGTGCGGGTGGAG